GTGGGTGTCAGAGCAGTACGATGATCCAGAGCTGGCAAAGGAACAGTTGCAGCGTTTTTCAGCGGTGCTGATTGACGTTCGCCAGGACAGGCCGTGCACAGTTCAGGAGTTTATCGCGCTGGTGGAACAGACAGACCGTGATTGCTGGTCAAACATCCGCATGCTGCGTCAGGCAATTAAAGAACTGCCCGCTCTGGCTGGGAGGGTTGCATGATCCATTACCACGGCGGACCCATCACGCCTGATACCTGTGCCATCCGGGCATGGAGTGGCAGGCATGCGTTTATCTCATTTGCTCATGCAGGCCAGATAAACCTCGCCTCTGAATTCTGCCAATCATTTGCGCTGGATAACGGCGCATTTACCGCATGGAAAGCCGCTGGCCGAAACAAAATCGACTGGAGTGATTATTACGACTTCGTGGCACGATGGAAAAACCATCCCGGATTTGACTTCGCCATCATCCCTGACGTTATCGACGGCGGAGAGGCTGAGAACGAGGCGCTACTTGATGAGTGGCCACACGGTGATTTCTATGGTGTACCGGTATGGCACATGAACGAGAGTGACGACCGATTCATACGGCTTTGCAACGATTACCCGCGGGTAGCAATAGGCAGCTGCGGCGAGTATGACGTTAAGCGCCCTAAGATAGCCGTGGCACGGATGAAAGATCTGATCCGGCACGTTACCGACGATTACGATCAACCAATTGCGAAGCTTCACGGGCTGCGCATGCTTAATCCGCAGATATTCACAGAAATACCGTTAGCGAGCGCAGACAGCACCAACGTAGCCAGAAACATTGGTATCGATAAGGCATGGAAGGGAGCTTACGCCCCAGCATCAAAGGAAACACGTGCGACCCTGATGGTTGAGCGCATTGAGTCACACAACAGCCCGGGATCACTGAATTACTGTGAGCAGCTGGACCGCTTCAATATGCAGCTGCAGCTGGCAGTGTAGAAATATGAAACTTACATTGCCATTCCCTCCAAGCGTTAACACTTACTGGCGTAACACCAGAAAGGGAGTATTGATCAGCGCCTCCGGGCGCTGTTTCCGCTCCAACACCTCAGCTTCAGTCATGGAGCAGCTTAAGCGGCGCCCTGTACCGATTACAGATAACGTAGAGGTAAGCGTTCTGCTGTTCCCGCCAGACAAGCGCCAGCGTGATCTTGATAACTACCTCAAAGCATTATTCGACAGCCTAACGCATGCCGGGGTGTGGGGTGACGATAGTCAGATTAAGCGATTGTCGGTTGAGTGGGGTGAGCAGGCTAGGTCAGGAAAAGCGGAGGTCATAATTCAGCCTTTTCAATTTAGCAAGCGATGAATATTCACTATAAACGAATATTAGAATTTTTAGTTTCTCGCAGTTGAAGGAAATGAAAATGCTATGAAATCGCAGCTGGGCAATCCTGCAACTGCATTTATTTCTATACGATAATGGGTATGAACATCATGTTTAAAAAATCACTGACTTGTTCTATGATAGATATCCCCGAAATTTAAGGATAAAACATGAACATTGAGCGTGTTATGGGTATAGAAGAAAAAATTGAACAAATTGAATCCAGCGCTACACGTAATTATTTTAGAGAGGTGTATAGCTGCTACACTAATGGCAATTACCGTGCTGCTGTGGTTTCGCTTTGGTCAGTCTTAGTCTGTGATGCAGTTTATAAGACCCAAAAACTTTTCGAACTAACTGGTGATGGTTGGGCAAGAAAAAAGATCACGGAGATTGAAAGGTTGCAACAGGAAAATAGCAAGTCTTCAGAATGGGAGCTCGATCTTTTTGAAGGGTTTTATACTAACAAAAAATTTATTGGAATTGGAGAGATTTCAAATATTAGAGATATACAGAAAAAAAGACATTTATGTGCGCATCCTATTTTATCTGAAGACAACGCTTTATATACCCCGAGCAAAGATGCAGTGAAGAGTATGATATTAAATGCTCTCGATGACTTCTTAATACGCAAGAATTATTATGGGAAAGATGTGTTCCCAATACTTATAGAAACCTTAAAAGATAATAGTGAATATTATTCTGAGCTGAAAAATATCAAGCCGTTTATAGTTAAGTATTGCCAAAGGTTGACTTTGCCTGCAATTTACCAAATATTTAAGGATTTTTATAAATTTAGTTTCAGGTTGGACAACGAAGATGCTACAAAATATAGGAGGTTAAATCGAAGAGCTTGCCATGATCTTTATCAGGAAGTAAAAAAATATCCTTTGTATGTGCAAAAGATGAAGGAAGAGAGAGAGTATTTCGAAAACGTTTCCTTTAAAACAAGTATTCTTATTTATTTTTTTGCGTTCCTTTCATACAATAGAGAGATGTATGAAAATTTTTCAGAAGAAATGCGTGATCGCCTTAAAGTATGCCACACCAAAGAAACTGATGATGACCTTTTTTATGGCCTGAAAGTTGCGAGTAATTTTTTATATCAAAATCCTTCTGATTATTTCAATGTTATGAAGCAGTTGTTAACTGACGATGTTATTAAAAGGTTTACTCTTTCAGAGTATAATTATATCAATGAAGTTTATCATGATGTGAATTGCATCGAGATAATCAACGACTTATCAATAATTTTCGCAGAAAACTCCCCTTCTTATGATGATGCAGATGAACGCTTTAATCTGGTTTTAGATGAGGGTATTTTGAGGTCTTACACTGCTGAACAATTGGAAAGATTAATTGCGAGCTTTAATCAAAGTAGTCAAGTTAGGAATAGGCGACGTGGGGATATTGATCTTGCTAAATTAAAGTATAGGTTGGCAGAAGTCATTGATTGATTTATAACTCGTCACTCACATACAGTGAGTGACGAGTTATAAATCGTCATCGATAAATCCCCGAAATGAATTTTCATCCACTGGACGCTTATTGTCTTTTTAACTGATTTGGTTATTTTGTAAGAATCTGGATTTTTATTTGGCAACATGATGCACTTATAAGTATTAAAGAGTTGTAGCAGTCATCTGTCTTGGTAGTGATTAATGAGCGTGAGAATCTTTAATGTTAAAGATTTCTATGAAAAATTTTTTATGCATTATTTCAGGTTTTCATTCAATTGGTAATGCGTGTAACATCTAACATATGTTGTTTGTTAAAAAAATTAAATAAAATCTTGCAGGCAAGATGGAATGATATTTAAATGGGATTATAGTAATAATGGTAGGCATATTGCAGATGCCTTAAGTAAAAGTTGGTCTCGTTCATTTGCAGATGATGGGGCGTTGCCGATTTAAAAACAGTGTGTGGAGAAGAAAGCATGAATCAACTTTTAGTGATTGATAGAGTTTCTGTTCGTCATGACAAATTCGGCCGTGATTGTCTTAACGACATTCATCGTGCAGCAGGTGGCGAACGCAGGCATGAACCATCCCTGTGGCGTAACCTTCAACAGACCAGTGAGCTCATTCAGCTTCTGAGCGATACAGGAATTCCTGTATCGGTTATTCAAAGCCAGCCTCATTTCTTCGAGTCAAAATTTTCCGAGCATCTCCGCTTGCTCGAAACTGTGCATTGAGGTGACTGTGAGAGCATTGCTTACACCGGAAATAGCGCCTCGTACAGGAATTGTGCTGCTCAAGCCGGGGCCGGAGCTTCTGAGGCTGTTCAAAGGTCGTGTTGTGATTAGCACCCCGACTATGGATATGGCAGACCTGCCATCAGGCCGCCTGAATGATGGGACACAGCCGTTACTTGATGAACCCTCACTCATTTCCTTCTTCAGTCATGATCGCGTGATTAAGGTCGCTGGTGGGCCAAATGCGCTGGCATCCTTCGTCCAGTCTTTCAACTGCTGCCAGTGGGAGCGGGAGAAGCTGGACGTTTGGCATCATCATGAATTTACTGTGTCAGAAACTGAAAGCGGCCTGGTGTCTCTTTGCTACAGCCACGATAATGAGTTCAGGGTAAATGGCGTACCTGGTAGCCTGGAGAACATCGCCAAAGGTAATACCGCACTGTGGATAATCAGGGCTGCATGCAACCAGATGGCGCTAAACGGTGATCACCAGTTGACGCTGCCTGAGCTGTGCTGGTGGGCAACCCTGAATGATGTGATTGACCTGATACCGGAGGCACCGGCGCGGCGCGTTCTGCGCATGCCGAAAGAGTCACACTATGCAGGAGAGACTAAAGAGTCTCATATCGTTGCAGAGCGCCCGGCCAGAGAGGTTATTCAGGACGCAGCTCAGGTAGTTAAAAAGATAATCAGCCTGCGCGCCGACCCGGAATCACCAGAATCATTCATGAAGCGCCCCAAGCGTAAGCGCTGGGAAAGTGAGAAATACACACGATGGGTAAAGTCGCAGACGTGCGCATGTTGCGGCATACAGGCTGACGATCCTCATCACATCATCGGACATGGACAAGGGGGAATGGGAACGAAGGCGCATGATTTATTTGTGATACCGCTATGCAGAGCGCATCACGATGAACTGCACCGGGATATGAAAGCGTTTGAAGCGAAGTACGGCAGCCAGATAGAGCTGCTGTTCAGGTTCCTCGATCACGCGATTGCAGTCGGAGTGATTGGGACAGACAAAAAATAAAGTGTGTGGAGAAGGTGAGCATGAAAATTGAATCAGCGCTGAAGCACTTCAATCCGAAGAGCCTGCAGATTAGTGACTCATCCCGTGCTACGGGAAGTGAGGGGCTTACGGGTACAGACCTGATGGCCGCTATCGGAATGTGTCAGTCAAAGTCTCCCATGGGGATTGCAGCCGTTCTGGCTAAGTCCGGGGTCAGTGAAGGGGATAAAGATCGCGTCATAGGTCTTCTGATGGTGCATGCCCGGCGCATAACCCCAAAGCTCGTTCTGAAAGCAGCTGGCTCAAAGCTGCCTTCCTGTATCAGAGTTCTATCCAAGCTGGCATATGAAGATTATGTCCGCTCTGCATCAACTACCCACTCATGCCCCGATTGTGATGGCCGTGGCATTATGAACAGCATTGAGCATGTGATGATTCACCCTGGCTGCTCAACGCCTGATAACGATAATTACGTTCCTCCAAAATACCGGCTGGAGACGCTGGAAAAGATGTGCGTGACATGTGACGGAAAGGGCGCAGTGACAGAGCGGTGCCGGTGCAACGGTACTGGCCGCGTGCGTGATATCGAGATGTCCAGGCAGACTAATTCAATCGTTGAGAAGAATTGTGATCGGTGTGGTGGCAGAGGATTTGCGCGTTCGCCCGGTACAAAAGCATTCAGAGCCATCCGGGTGCTGATACCTGACCTGCAGGAGAGGACGTGGAACCGCAACTGGAGGCCTTTCTTTGACGCGCTGGTGGCTAAGCTTGAGTATGAAGAGTCTCACGCTGACCAGGCCTTCCAGAAAATTACACGTGTATAAAAGTACCAGACCCAAAGATAACTGTTGCTTTTGTCCGGGAATGGATTAATATCTCCTCATAGTGGGGATTTTATGAGTCTTCCGCACTAAAAAGAATTATCTGGTTCGCTGATGGCGGGTCAGTTGCATATTAAGTGGATGTCATAAAGCCTCGCAGCCTCACCAGCTGGCGGGGCTTTTTTATTGGCTTATCCCCTGCAAGGGATGAGTAAAACATTATCCCTTACAGGGGATGGAAGAATTATCCCTGTTGCCGACGGGCAAGGCACTTACCGCTTATGCGTCAGGGGTTTTTGGTTAAAAAGACATTTTTTATTTGAGTTTTAATAATTGTGCATCCATTGCTTCAAAAGCACTGAATGAGCCGAAACCAAAAGCTACAAGTGAAAGAAGTCCTGATATACATGCTAAAACGTTTAAAATCTGCCCGCTCAAGGCCCATTTTTTGTTTTTGGCAAGCTCAGAGTTTCCGTATGCACTCTGCGCAAAATACGTTAGGCCCGCACATAACCCTGACGCTAAAACCCCAGCACAAAAGATTGCTAAAGAAAGCGCTATTGCTTTTGAAGCAGCTGGCGCAGAGTCTTTTTCCCAAATGTTGCCGAGAAAAGCCAAAAGTGCGATTGCCGCGCCTCCGTTCATGATCATAAATGCACGGCAAGCATTGGCCCCAACAGTGATCACTGATTTGAAAGTCTCGATCTGGAAAGCATTTTTTATTTTGTATTCTTCAAGCAATGCTTGATTCGTATGTTTCATTTCTTCGAGATCAAATTCAGGACGATCATCAAAGCTATCAACGTCTATGTCTCGTAAATATGCTAATAAATTCTCCGTTTCTATAGCAGTTACACTCGATTCTTTTACTTCTTCTACATCTTTTATAATTTCGTCTAATAATTTTTTTGCG